ACATTTCGTTTTTTTTACAGGGGAGATTCTTTCTTTTTGCATATTACTCTTATACAAACCGGATTTTCATTATTATATTTTGCATAATTTATTTCTTCCATTATATAAAGAATTTCAAAATTTTTTATACCATCCATGAATTCAGGTCTATCAACGTGGTGTATAGATATGATAAAAAAGAATGACAATATTTTCAATATAAAAACACATTGTGAAATAATGTAATGAATGCGTATGCAACCAGAGTGAAAGGTTGAACACAAGGAGTTGGATGTAGTGAAAAAATGCTACTTAGTGTCTCATATAAATACAACTTAAATAATATATACATAATAGTATAATGGATGAATACACACATATATATAACGACAAAAATAAGGAGATTACATTGAGCGATGTTCAATGTATTCTTCGTTCTTATGGTATCCAAGCATCCCCGAATAATATAGAATTATACAAACGAGCATTCGTACATAGTTCATATGTAAAATCCAATGTACATGTTTCCAAAAGTGCAAATTGTGAACACCATGGTGTAAAATTAAAATCTAAATCCAATGAACGATTAGAATTTATAGGTGATGGTGTATTAGAATTAATCATTAAATATTATTTATATAGACGGTTTCCAAAAGAAGACGAAGGATTTATGACAGAAAAAAAAATTGCTCTTGTAAAAAATGAACATATCGGTAGGCTGGCTCAACAAATGCATTTACATGAATGGTTAATCATATCCAAACATGCAGAAGAAAAAAATATACGTACAAATTTAAAAAAATTAGGATGTTTATTTGAAGCGTTTATAGGAGCTATATTCTTGGATTTTAATAAAATATCTATTCATGACCAAGAAGGATGGTTTCAACATACATTTGTCTGCGGACCAGGGTTTCAAATGACGCAACTCTTTGTGGAGAATGTCTTTGAAAAATATGTGGATTGGCAAACCCTTATACAAATTGATGATAATTATAAAAACATACTTCAGGTCAAAGTTCAAAAAATATTTAAAACCACGCCAGATTATATTGAATTATCTAGAGATATGAACGAAGGGTATCATATAGGGGTATACATATGTTTAGGACAATCTATACACAACATGAACCCTTTACTGGCAGAACCATTCGTGAAATATGGTTCATTTGAAGCTATACAAGAAACATGCTTAAAACGACCTGTATTTGTATTACTTGGAACCTATAAACATCAAGTCAAGAAAAAGGCCGAACAATTCGCATGTAAACAAATTATTATAAATTTAGCCAATTAAGTATGTAGGTATAAATAAAATATAAGAATATACTAGTTCATTATGTCCGATTCTATTTTAGCCAAATTACAAGTTAAACATACTCCAGTACATCAAACACAACAAGAAATACACATTCATCCATCGTTAAAAGAAGATATACCTATACAAACTGTGATTTTAGATAAACGACAAGGAAACACATATCGGGATTCATTTTTTATGGATACACAAACTCAATCCATAGAAGAAACTGTTCCAGAAAAGATTAAAAAACCAAAAACTAAAAAATTAATACCGGATATAGAAGAATCTTCTACGACAGAAACGTCTCAACCCGTCGAAATGAAACTAGAAAAAAAACAAAAAAAATTAACAAAAAAATTAAAATTAATACCGGATATAGAAGAATCTTCTACGACAGAAACGTCTCAACCCTCCGAAATGAAAATAAAATTAATAGATGAAGAAGAGAAACCTAAAGAGAAACTTATTATTCGTAAAAGAAAATCTGCATTGAAAGAAACACGTGTATTACCTACAGGTCTTGTAGACATCAAAGGCATACCGGTTGAACAACGTATCCAGAAATCAAAAGAAACCATACTCATAAAAGCGTCATCGTATTACATGTCTAATCGTGAAATTTTTATAAATTTTATAAATTCTATTTTTACACCTTATAAAGAAGAATTAAAAAAACCAGATAAAGCTTCATGTGAAACCATATCGGATACTGATAATTTATCCTTGATGACACATCAAAAAATTGTTAGAGATTATATTAATCTTTATACACCCTATCGCGGGTTACTATTATATCATGGATTAGGTTCAGGTAAAACATGTACATCCATTGCAATCGCAGAAGGAATGAAAGACCATAAAAAAATTATTGTAATGACTCCTGCTTCATTAAGACGTAATTATTATGAACAATTAAAAAAATGTGGAGACCCCATGTATAAGAAAAATCAATATTGGGAATTCATAACTGCAACGGATGAAAATATACATACATTATCTGTAACTTTAAACTTAAGTTTATCCTATATACAAAAAAACAACGGGGCTTGGTTTGTAAACATAAATAATCCTTCTAATTATGATACCTTAAATCGTTCCGAAAAAGAATCCTTAGATTTACAATTAGATGAAATGATACGTTATAAATATCAATTCATATCCTACAATGGTATGCGAAGAAGACATTTAAATGCCTTGATACAAGGAGAGAACGGACCTCAAAATCCGTTTGATAATACTGTGGTGATTATTGATGAAGCTCATAATTTAGTTAGTCGTATTGTAAATAAACTGTCAAAAAAAATTGAAGAGAGTGTATCCAAACATTTGTATCATTTATTAATGTCGGCAAGTAATGCTAAAATTATATTATTATCAGGGACTCCTATTATTAATTATCCGAATGAAATAGGTATAACGTTTAATATACTACAAGGATATATCAAAACATGGAAATTATCATTGACCATTCAATCTCAAAGTAAAATTGAAAAATCCACATTTGAAGAATTGTTTAAAAGCACCGTATTAGGTGGTAATGTTGTAGATTATATAGAATATAATTCAAGTAATACAATCCTATCCATCACCCGAAATCCATTTGGGTTTGTGAACAAAACCTCTAAACGTGTGTATGAAGGTGTCAGATTAACAGATAGGGGTGATATTACGGATGAAGATTTCATTGGTCACATTACACGTCTATTACAAACCATACAAATTAAAGTTCGAAACGTTCAAGTAGATATGCATAAAGTTTTACCCGATAATTTAGATGAGTTTAAAGATTTATTCATTGACAATGAAAACAATATTATAAATGCAAATCTGTTTAAACGACGCATTCTTGGGTCGAGTTCTTATTTTAGAAGCGTCCAAGAAAATTTAATGCCGAGATATACAAAAGGGTCTAATTTTTTTATAGTGGATGTGGAAATGAGTGATTTTCAATTCAGTCAATACGAAGAAGCACGTGTAAATGAAAGGAAACTAGAGTTAAATAATGCACGAAAACGAAAAAAAGGGTCCCAAAAGAACAATGTATTTGAAGAATCTGTATCCACATATCGTATCTTTTCTAGAGCATTTTGTAATTTTGTCTTTCCAAAACCTTATATATTGAGACCAATGCCAGACCCCAAGGTAGGGGCAGAAACAGGCATGGAAACTTTAGACGAAGACATTTTAGATAGTGAAGTACGTGTAGACAACATTGATGGTAAGCATGAGGCAGATGAACTTTTAGAATCAGTACAACCCGTTACATCCTACGATTTACGTATAAAACAGTCTTTGGATACATTATCTGCACGGAAAAATGAGTTTTTAACGAGAGATGCCTTGGAAATATATAGCCCAAAATTTGGTGCAATGTTAGATAACATTACAAGTACCGAACACCTTGGTCTTCATTTGGTATATAGTCAATTTAGAACATTGGAAGGTATAGGTGTCTTTAAAATGGTCCTTGAAGCCAATGGTTTTACAGAGTTTAAAATAAATTCAACATCGAATGGATGGAGATTGGACGTTCCTGTAGAGGAACGAACTAAACCAATGTTTGTGCTATATACAGGAACGGAATCACCCGAATACAAAGAAATTGTTCGTAATGTATTTAACGGAGATTGGAAATACATTCCACCCGCCTTAGAAGCAGATGTATTAACCATTTCAAAAAATAATATTTATGGTGAAGTTATAAAAGTATTTATGATTACTTCTTCTGGAGCAGAAGGTATCAACTTGAAGAATACAAGATATGTACACATTATGGAACCCTATTGGCATCCTGTGCGTATAGAACAGGTTATTGGTAGAGCAAGACGTATATGCAGTCACCAAGACTTACCTGAAGAGCTAAGAACCGTAGATGTATTTCTGTATTTAATGAAATTTTCAGAAAACCAATTATCCAGTGATTCCACGATTGAATTGCGATTAAAAGATACTAGTAAACGTGATGGAGTAACACCCTTTACAAGTGACCAAGCATTATGGGAAATTGCAAATATAAAAGAAGAATTAACGAATAAACTATTAACTTCTGTAAAAGAGGCATCCATTGATTGTGCGATACATACAAAGATTGGGAGTGAGTCATTAAAGTGTTTTTCATTTGGAACCGTTGACCCCAATAAATTTGCATCGTCTGGTTCATATAGAACAGAAGATACCGATGCTGTGGCGGAACAAAATAGACAAACACGAACTATCAATGCAGACGAAGTCATGATACAAGGTATTAAATATGCTATAGTGAAAGAAACAGGTGATGTATATGAATGGGAAAGTTACATGTTAGGTCAACCCATTCAAATTGGACAACTGATTAAAACTTTGGTTGGATACGAATTTAAACGTTTATAACAGACTCCATTTTTTCCATTAATATATTTAATTTTTTAAATCCGTCACTTAATTGTTGACATGTTAATTTTATATCTTTAAACACTTCATTCTTAGTTTGTATATCTTTATTTAAAAATTGTAATAAATTTATTTCTTTTTCATTCTCATGTGTTTCAGTTGTTTTAGGTGGAGGTAGAGTAGTCATCACTTCTTTTATAATTTGTTCACGTGATTGTATGAGACGATTTAAATCGTCTTCTACCACAATATTCTCGTGGATATCATCTGTAAAATCTATCGCATCTGGTTTTTTGTTTGTAACTAAGCGGTAATCTGAACTATACTGAGGATTTAATTCATAAGAAAGGATACTTTTTGAATTTTTTATCAAACGTAATTTACTGGTCATTTCAGTTAACACCATTTTGTTTTTAATATTCAATTGTTTTCCATCTTCAATATTTAACTTAGTAATAACCTCTTCAAATAAAGTAACGACTTGTCTATATTTATTATCATCTACCCCTGCAAATATGTCAGTTTCAATCATAATGTTCCATAACATTTGTTTGTTTTCATTGGATATAAATGTTGTCATACAATATGTAGGATTATATATTTATAGTTTTTACGCTAGTTAATATACAAAATTGATATGACTTATTTCATGATTAAGGTATAACAATTATGGCACAAATACACGTTTACAGTAGAGGAATTGTGATGGATGATTATAACAGTGCAATCAAACGAAACCATGAATCATTTATGATGGGGGATGTAAAAGCAAGTAGCGAATATATTTATCCAAATCAAAAAGAAGATGCAAACCAAATCATGAATGTATTTTACACTCAGGAGGTAAGAGTGATTAGTATTGTAAAGAAGACAAAAGTAGGTATGGATGGTCTCATGATTGAACTTGCGTTTAGAATGACAACACACTCGGACGATACATTTGTTTTACACCGGAATAATGTATTCTTTATTACTGGAATGAGTAATAAATCTTGGGAGAATGATATGAAAGATAAAATTCCAACATGCTTCAAAGAAAATGTATATCATCATGGTAAACTACAAAGATTAAACACAAAATTAAAAGATATTAAAAATGCTTTCATCATAATTGATGAGATTGATAGTGGTGATAAAGAGTACCAAAAATTACATTTAATATTAAAGGAAAGCGGTATTCTAGATATGAAATATATGGAGGATAATAATATTCGGTTGGCGGTTGTTTCTGCTACAATGATAAATGAATTACGAGAATTCTATAAATGGGGTGATAAACATTATACCCACTATATGAATATACCAGATATGTATATCGGGCATGACGAGTTTTTACAACTTGGTATTATTCAAGAATATTATCCAATCCATGATATTGAATCGGCTGACAGATGGATTCAAGAAGATATTTTACAACATTATGGTATAGATTATAGGGTTCATATTGTTAGAACGAGTGAAAAACATAAAGGATTTATCATGGATGCTTGCATTAGACATAATGTCATGTTTAGAAACCATACTTCTACCGACCGAATCTCTTTTGACAAATTATCTAAAATATTTAATGTGGACCTTCCTACAAATCAACATCAAGTTATAGCAATAAAAGGACTATGGCGTCGCGCCAATTTGATTCCAAATGAATGGAAAATGAAAATTGGAGCTACACATGAACGACATGTCAACGTCTACGATACAAACGTCCAAGTTCAAGGATTGCCTGGTAGAATGAGTGGTTATTGGAAAGACACAATCTTAAATGGACATAAAACTGGACCACATAGAACATCCATTGATGCTATACAAGAATATAAATCCTTTTATAATAATCCGTTTGGAAACATAAAATATAGCACGCCTGGCGTCAAAACAACATTTGTACATCCAAAACACATTGTAAATTTAGACACTATACATGAAACTATACATGAAGTATTCAACACAAATAAACGTATTCCAGTTGTTATAGATGGATTACATGAAACCGATGTAATATTTACAACCAAAAAAAAGAAATTAAAACTTGAATTTGTACGGTCTTTGCTACATAAATCACATATAAACTTATTTAATTATATAACACACCCAAACGTGGTTTGTGCGCAAATCTCCTTACCAAAAACAAAACCTTCTTATAAAAAACATATTACAGATGTGGTGAATGCCAGCATTACAAATACTCCTTTAACTATAGATTTGAAAGAAAAGTTTAAATCTATAAATAACTGGCAATTATTTATAGATCATAAAGAAAAACGTTTATGTTTTGTGATATGGTGTGTAAATGAAGAACTATATGCATAGACAACATCATTCCCTGATATTTTTTACATGTTTATGCTTATATTATAACATATTTATAAAATGCTATATTATGATTAAAATAATATGCGGACATGATATATTTATAGAAAATGCAAATGCTTTATCTATAAGATATAAATGGACGTTTGAAAAACAATTCAAACCTGTAATCAATACAATATATATTGTATTTGGTGGTCATATATTATTTAACATGTTATTAGAAACACAAAAACGTCTTTTAAACCGAATTCGTTACATCATATTCAATAGCGAACAGTCCAATTCTGTCTATTTAAATGAACCTAAATATATTCAACTTATGAAACAAAATATAGTATTGGATTTTAGTTTTAAAGGTACACAATATTTAAACCATACATATAACATATACACTCCAACTTTATACTGGTTTGAGTTTATACCGTGTGTGCCTAATGAAAATCGGGTATACGACCTCGCGTTTGTAGGTTCTAAACAACCATATAGAGTTAAACTTATGCATGAACTAGAATTAATGTTTCCGCAATTAAATATAATCTATGATTTTAACTGGAAATATTCCAACCCAACTACATTAACCTCTCTTTTAAAAAATACAAGAGTTGTTCTGAATATACCTTTTTATAAAAACAATTCGCTTGAAACACATCGTATTCATAAAGCAATGTCGTGTGGTTGTGACGTAATCTCTCTTCCGTCTTCAGATGAAACGACGAATCGTATGTATGAAGAATACATTTATATTGGTATGGATATCAAAACATTAATACAACAATACTTTAATCATGAGGTATCATCTAAGAAATCGTATACGGTTTTAATGCAACATTTATACAGTGAATATAATACACCGTTCCTAAATACTATACATAAACAGAATTCTATTGTAAAGTACAGTTCTAAACTGAAGTATGAGATTTGATAGGATGATAAATTTTAGGTTCAGTATAATGTTTAGTACCATGTGTTATATCTTTTTTTATTAAAGTCATGTATGGATTGTTCTTCGTCGTTACGTTTCCAATCGTTTGAGGTAAGAATTGTTGTATAGATAACCCGCGTTCCATGCATATATGAGGTAATATGGATTCCAAATATCCAGAATACGTTTTATCTATAGTATCAATTAATATAGACAAAAGAATCGGTGAAAACCTCATGATAACCGCCAATACCCCAACGTTATATTTTTTAGAAAACCCTTTTAGACGGTTTGTCCAAGGCCATCTTCTTGTTCTTACACCATATTCAGGAACCATTAAATCATAGTTATACATATTATGCATATTAATAAATTCAATAAAACTATTTGGATAATAGACATCGTTTTCAATAATCCATATATATTTATAACTTTTAATTTCATTGTAATTATTTCTAAAATAATGAATATACATGGAATGTCCTAATCTATCATAAGTAGTTTTGATTAAATCTACTTTTATAATTTTGATGTTTTTTAATGTATCTTCAATAGTCTTATCATACTCCTTTTGGTTGTCAAATAACACGATAATTTTATAATCCGTATTCACCGAATCATTTAATTTTAATAAAGTATTTAAAAAAATATCATTGAAGTGATGTGTTAATAATACGATTAATTGCATAATAATAATATTGATTATTATTATTATGAATAACTGCAATTTGTAATATAAAATAGATTTAAACATGTCTTGAATCATAGGATATATATGAATACAAAAGAACAATTAGTACATACCGTGAAAGAATGGATGCAATTAGAACAAGAGATTAAAGTGTTACAGAAGGAATTAAAACAACGACGTGAAACTAAAAAAGACCTTACAAAGGTATTGATTGAGACCATGAAGACGAATGAGATTGATTGTTTTGATATGACGACTGGAAAAATTATATATACTAAAAATAAAGTGCGTGCTCCAATCAGTAAAACTCATTTAATGGCATCCATTACGAACTATTTTAAAGACACGGACATTGAAACCGTAAAAGAATTAACCAAATTTATTTTAGAATCTAGAGAGGTCAAAACAACCGATAAAATCCGTCTTAAAGAAATACATCAAGCGACCTAATTTTAGAATATATACTAATAATATGCTTTCCTGGTCTATAGATACAAAACAAAATATAGATCCTAAATGGATAGATACAACGCCGTGCGACTTTGATTTCACAGATGTTGCTGGAGCAGATAATTTAAATATAGAACATTTGAACCATATGGAATCTATAGAGTGTCGTATGTTAGGGGACGAAGACTTGGATTTAAGAACAAGTTCTATACGTATGCATAATTGTGTTAGAATACATTATCAATTGATTGAAAACGGGGTGTTACCTTATTTACGATTTAAACTAAATATCAATAAAAGATTCCTTGATTTTGAGAGATTTGTAATCACACATAAACATGTACCAACTGTTGAAAACGAAACCTATTGCGGATTATACGAATATGATAACATACAATATTTATTTTATAAAAACGATAGTACACATCAAGAGGTAACCCAAATTACTAAACATGACAACTCTTATTGGTTAACGGTAGATGATATTGTGAATCTAAAACAATATTTTAATATTGGTGTATTAGAACATGTTACACGTTTTTTTACAATCCATCCTAAATTTATACGTATAGTCAATGAAAACGAGGCCATATTTGAAACCCCAACCACCGCATACAGGGGGGATTATTATAAAAAAGTTAGTCTTATTGCAGGAATGGGGATGCGTCGTTCGGACACTTATGCATCCCTTGGACCATATTATTATTTTGGAAGTTATAGTAGGTCTTTGAGGTATGCAGCAGTAACTATGAATGGTAAGCCATTAGTGATAAACGGTATTGAAATTACAATCGGAGATACTCCGGTATATACAAAAGGCGGAATTGTAAAGTATGCATTATTTTTGGGAAATACAAAGGTATTATTCAATTTAAAGACCGACCCAGAAGACGATTCCTATGAATCTAAATTATTATCATCTAAACGTAACTTTATAAAAGATACACTTAAATTACGTGATACCAACGGTAAATGGACTGCAGAATACAATTCAGTCATTCAACCTCAGGTGACTATATATGACCGTGATTTAAAATACAATCGTACATTAGAACCACAATATGTAATTAAACAATTTGAACAACAAATTGTAACGGAATATGCTTATTATGATACAAAACATATTACAAAAAATACAGACACTGGGTTTTATAACGTAAATGATATTAAAATGCATTAAAAAAGTATATACTTAACATATGAGTATCCGACAATTATTGTATATAATTGTATTCTCTATATGCATCGTATATGTATCTTCGGCAATCTTTTCCTTTTTTGGAATAGGCTTAGACGTATATGGTAATTATGTATTCTTTATACTTGCAATGCTATTGTTATACATGTTTTTACCAAAAAATACCGGTCAATTATTTGTGCGAACGGATACACAAAATTAAACATTAATGAAATATATTTAAATTGAATTGCTTAATATGAATATGTCCGAACAAGTCCCAACGCGTGTGTGCGACACTTCACAAAAACAACCCAAAAAACGAGGAAGAAAACCCAAGGGTGGAGCAATTATTATGCAGACTCCCTTGGAAGATACTATACAACACTCAGAACCAAATATTATTCTTCATCTAAAATGTAAATTATGTGATATTAAAAATCACGAATTTAACGGGTCAATACAAACGAACGGTGAATGTGTAGACCCATATCCATTCAACAAAGACGATAAATTTGGGTTGGTAAAAGATTTTGAATATACAAATGCACGTCATGAAGATCCTATTACAACCGAAACTGATACATTATCTTTGAATGCAAGATTAAAAATATTGGCACAAAATCTACATACTAATAATATTCCAGACAAGATATCAGCGTGTTTTTGGTGCACGTGTGACTATGACAATCCTGCCATCTATATACCTAAATATGTCATAGATAATGCGTATCATGTTTATGGTTGTTTTTGTAGTCCAGAATGTGCGACTGGATATTTATTCGACCAATCGGATATTGATTCATCTGTAAAATTTGAACGATATTCACATTTAAACCATTTATATTGTAAAATATACAATTATGACAGAAATATAAAACCAGCTCCAAAACCTCATTATATCCTTGATAAATTTTACGGAACACTAAATATTCAAGAATATAGACAACTTTTAAAGTGCGAACGTTTGTTGTTGATGGTTGAAAAACCACTTATACGGTCATTGCCTGAATTACACATTGACAATGATGAATGTTTATTGGAGAGAACGGTTACAACCGGAAGTAAATTAAAACTAAAAACATCTAAACATAAGCAATCTAAAAGTGAAATCATTGTAAATAATTTTAATCCATGAAATATTATATGTGTAATATACATATGCCATTGACTTATATGTATCGTAAACGTGCGGATATATATACTACACAAGGTGGTGATAAAATGCAAGGATTATTCGTTAATTTTGACTCACGCA